AACCAAAAATCTTAATGATTTTAATAGCTTAATCAGATTTATCAGCAGCGCCGCAAACACAACCCAAACGCCAAAAGAAAAAAGAGAAATGATTGATGAAGTTAATCGCAGCAAGTCTGACATTTTAGAGGGCGTTGAATTATTCAGAGAAGCGGCTGGACTTTAGCGAGGGAGAATCAGGATGGAGCAGCCGCCTTCTTTGCGGTTCTCCATCCTGACAATATGCAGTTCATCTATTTGCGAGTCTGAGGCGTAACAGCCAGCGTGTTCACACGCATCCAACAGACTCTTCAGGACGTTGTCTATATCCCTCTTGCGGCGGTCAGGAGGGAATAGTGATATATGGACAGACAATCTTCCTTCTATCGGCCTGACGGCCCCTTCCAAGCACTCCTTGAGCACGCTTGCACGAAACGCCACCCCCTTCTTCCCAATGAAGCGGCGTGTCCCGGCCTGTCCCCAGTAGTGGTTCACACTGGGAGGCCATGGCAGCAACAATTCAATATGTTTTTCCATTTTCTGAGTGTAGCACTGTTATATTCTTACATAGTAGATGACATATGATGGGTACGACCAGTTGACATCATGTATTTATTGTGTAAAAATATTTCAAATTCACAGTCAGGAGCAGAAATGAAGTTAACGAACAAGCACAATATCCCACAGACATTTGTCAATGTTTTGAAGCGTCCCTCATATAGCAAGGGCAAGGCAAATCTCTCTGTTACTCAGTTGATTAACAGCCCGAAGATTGTAGCCTTGACGAACCTTTTTCAAGATGAGATAGAGCAGGATGTGTCGGACATGGTTTGGTCTTTGTTTGGGTCTGCCGTACACAACATCTTGGAGCATGGCAAGGACGCCAACCACCTTATCGAGGAGCGACTCCATGCTGAGTTGGATGGATGGAAAATCTCAGGCGCAATTGACCTTCAGATTGTTAGTGAAAGCGGGATCTCGATCCGTGACTACAAGACGACTTCCGTCTGGGCCGTGATGAATGAGAAAGCTGAGTGGGAGCAGCAGCTGAACATCTATGCATGGCTGGTTGAAAAGGTCAAAGGAGTCGTAGTTGTTGATGTTGGAATCGTTGCCATTATCAGGGATTGGAACCGTAGGGATGCAGCAAAGAGAGAGGGATATCCAGAAGCTCCAGTTAAGGAATTGCCAATAAGGCTGTGGACGCACGAGGAGCAGGAGAGGTTTATCCAAGAGAGAATTGCCAAGCATTCTGCCTGTGAATTTTCACTGGAAACGGAAACAGAATTACCTGGATGTACTCCAGAAGAGATGTGGGAGAAGCCAACTACATGGGCAGTAAAGAAGATAGGAGGTGTACGTGCGAAGTCAGTTCATTACACGTTAGAAGATGCATTAGCAAATTTTAGCAATGGTTATGAAGTAGAAGTTCGTCATGGGGAGCGCAGTCGTTGCGCTAATTTTTGCTCGGTCAATCACCGCTGTGCGCAGTGGAGAGATTACCAAAATAAGGAAACACAATGAATCCGGTTTATAAGAAATTGCAAGCGGCTAGACTTGAGTTGCAGCGCACCGCAATGACCAAGTCTGGTAAGAATAAGTTTGCTGGGTATGAATATTTTGAACTTGGTGATTTCATCCCGGCTGTTCAAAAGATCTTCGGGGATATGGGATTGTTTGGGATGGTCTCATACACCCATGAAATGGCTAGCCTTACCATCTACGACACAGAAGCAGAAGGAAGCGTTGTGTTCACCTCTCCCATGTCTACTGCTGCGCTTAAAGGCTGTCACGAGGTGCAGAACTTAGGCGCCGTCGAGAGTTATCTTCGTCGCTATCTTTGGGTAACGGCGCTTGAGATCGTCGAGCATGACGCTTTGGATTCTACTACCGGCTCAAACACCGAGAAGCCCTCTTCAAAGCCTGTAGATGCTACGCCAAAGCCTGCAGAGACTGCTATCAAGCCAAAGATGACCGGCGAGTCAGGACCATGGCAGATGAATGTTTCATTTGAGCCAGAGGGAGATCCTCAAGAGTGGATGGAGGCCGTATCTAAAGCTTGCTCTACTGCTTTGGGAATGTCCGAGACCATCGATGATGTGATGCAGATATTCAAGAAGAACAAGAGAATCTTTGATGCCGCCAAATTGCAAGACCCAAGCGGCTTTAAGGATTTGATGACTATGTTTACCAAAACTAAAACCAAACTCACCAAGGAATAATTATGGCATTTATCCCAAAACCCAATACCGGTACGCTGTGGCCCAATGACAAGACCTCCCCCAACCAGCCTGACGTTCGAGGAGATATTCATATTGACCGTGCTTTTCTGAAGACGCTCATGCAGGAAGATGGAGAGTTGGTAAAGATAACCATAGCTGGATGGAATAAAACTATTGCAGGTAAGGAGTGTATTTCTATGGCCGCATCTGAGCCTTACAAGAAAAAAGTAGTCTTGGATGAAGATGTGCCATTTTGAAAACCCTGCAATTTGAGGCAATCAAGGTTGCCTTAAAGCAAGATAAGACTGGTTACGTCTTAACATTGTGCATGCACCCTGACGACATTCCTACAGAATTGCTGAGGGATTTCGTTGGGGCCAGGTATCAAGTTGTCATGGTCAGGATGGACGGGAATGAAGAGCCAATTGCCGATGAGTTTGATGGCGATAAGGCAATCCGTGCTGCCGGAATTTTATGTAGAGATAAAATATTCTGGAAATTCCTATACGACGACAGCCAGATATTTTCTGCAAATGAAAAAGAAGCAACCGATTGGCTTCGTGAATATCTTGGCGTTAAGTCTCGCACTGAACTCAAGACCAATTCGAAAGCCAGAGCTAACTTGGAATCAATAACAAAGGAGTACCGGTCGTGGTCAGAAAAAACCTAGTACCTTATTCAATTTATTTGCCAGCCATTTATCACCAACGACTACGTGACGCCGCAAAAGAACGTAAGGCATCCAGCATCGTTAGAGATGCAGTGATCATGATGCTTGACGGGGGAGATGTTTATAAAAGCGGTTACAACAAAGGGATTAAGGATGCCTCTGATGTTGTTTACCAATGCAAAGAAGCGCAAATGATATCGGTAAACAAGAAAGATATCGGCGTCATTCTTGCAGAAAAAATTGATCTATTGGAACTCCTATGAGGAGCCAATCGTGAAAGCAACTATGAGCAGTAAGCATGTGAAAATAACCGCACGTAACAAAAAGATTATCCAAACCTTGAATAAAGGTGTTTCCTCGCGTAACGTAGCCGCGCAATACAACTTGAGCGTAGCGCGTATTCATCAGATACGGTTGGGGTACGTAGTTGCGCCGATAGTTGAACCGGTGGTTGAACCGGTGGTTGAAACCGTAGTTGCGGTTGATGCGAACGCAGTACAAGTAGGTGGTGACCACTACAAGCAACAAGATATTCAGCCGTGGGATGCCATCCATGCATGGGGGCTAGGGTATTTCAGCGGCAACGTAATCAAGTACGTAGCGCGGCACCAACTCAAGGGCGGAATAGAGGACTTGAAGAAGGCGCAGCACTATCTGACCAAGTTGATTGAGTTGCTTGAAACAAAAGCACTTAGGAGTTAAAGATGAATGATCCTACAACTTTAAAAAATGAATTGGACAAATTAATTTTTGGGAGGGGTGCGGATGAATTAATTCCCACCTTTTCTTCATATATTGCAGGCGTTGGAATTTTGAGCGATATTGATGAAGAATCTTTGATTAAATTTGTATCAGACGTTATACGTGGGACGTATCAGATAAACACAGCGCCTCCCATGAAAGAAAGAAACTAATGAACCTTCAACAGGCAAATGGGAAAGTTCCAATCCCGAGCTGTGATTTTGATAGGCCCATCCTTCTTATCCCGTTTCCAACAAGAGAACAATTCAATTCTCTCTACGGCAAAAGAACTGACATAGATAAGAAGTGGATTGTTCTGACTGCGCGTGCCCAGGGATGCACGTTGCTGGCTGCTGGAGCGTCCTACGGTTTATCGAGGGAGCGCGTCAGACAGATTGAGGAAAAATTCATTAGGCTGATGTCTGAATACTGGCAACGTAAGCCGTCTTGAGAGACTGACTTGCCTTGAAAATCCCCACTCGAACATGGAAATCATTGAAGTCTTCTCCGGCAGTTTCGGAGATCCAATATGGCTTTCCTGTTTCGAGTGCGGACTTCTCTCCAACCGGATCGTTATCAGCGACTACCATTCCACCTTTAATGTCTTTAGCGATGTGGGCAAGGTTGGATGCTGAGAAACAAATATGGATGGTGTACCGGATGTTCATAGCCTTCATGGCGGCTCGAATGCTTAGTCCGGTTGCGTACCCCTCGCAAAATATGTGGGCACCCTTGGCATCGATGACAAAGGATGCGCCCTTGCTTCGCTGGCCTGAGAGGAATCGCTTTTCTTTCTCGATCATCTGACAGCCAACAAGCTTCCCATCAACGCGCATGGGGACCACAAGAATTTGTTTGCCATCAATGTCCCACACATTTCCACGCTCCTCTCTAAATCCTTTTTGAATGAGGTATGGATGCGTGCCAAGGTATGTTTGATTTAAAATCCAAGCAGACTTGGTTGCGGCCTTTGCCATAGCATCGCGCCGTTCTTTATCGTCAGACTTGATTCGAAATGTTGCCGGCTCGGCGGAATCGGATCTCCACATGTTTGGAGATTCCATGGTTGCCCAGTTATGCACCCAACCAACATCCCCCAAGAATTTATATCGACCGTTCCTCTTGTGCGGGTGGTCCTCTGTTGGTGTGGATATCCATTTACCTGGAGTAACAGAGTTAAGTATCAGCCCATGTATGCGGGCAAAATCTTCAAATCTCATCCGGCTCTCCTAGACTTGGCCCACGCAATGTTTCTATGTCTAATCCACGAGGCGGTCTGAACGCTTACAGCCTGTGGCATCTCCATCAATCCAGTAGGCCATACGCCAAACTTTTCCCTAAACTTGTGCGAAGCCCAATGGATATTATAAGAGCGAGTTCTTGCATAACAGATTAGCTCTGAATAAAACGTTTGCTTATCTTGGGCGCCTGCTTTTTTCCCGGATTCCAGCTCCTCCATTTTTCCGGGCACAGAGCTAACGATGCTTTGCCTTACCCTTACAAAGCCACAGGCAGGACAGGTATCGCTGCTAAGGGGCCACAGATGGCCGCAGGCAGGGCATTTGTGCTCCTTCTTCTCTTTCTCTGTCAGTTCCTTTTTTGCCTTCTCTTCTTTGGTGGATAAATCGCTGACGCCATTCTCATAAAGTTCATCCCAATCATCACGGAATCTTAAATAATTTCCGGAGTGATCAAGCCACAAAGCAAAGTCCTTCCCTTCGTGTGCGCGCATTACCCGCCCCATCTGCTGGACATGGCTGGAGAGTGATTTGCTGAATGGTCTGGCGCTTACTCCAATCATTACGTCGGATACATCAAATCCTCTTGTCAGAATGTCAGTGGCTATAAGCCCTGTTATATTCGTATCCGGTTTGGCAAAGTCTTCAATCGCTTGCTTTTTTAATTCGTCATCATCCTTGTAACTGATGGAAACGAAGTTGTAGCCGCGCTGCGCAAATTGTTCAACCAAATCTGCGCCATGGGCAACGCCAGAACAAAAGACAATGGTCTTTCGTGGACCGCCAAATATCTCATGGGTTTTATTGATCCACTCCTGAACGATATCGCCCGTGAGTTTCATTCCTCTTGTTGTCGCTTCGGTTTGCGACCATTCGCCGGCTACCTTCTTGGCGCCGCTCATGTCAATTTCCTTGGCGATGTACACCTTCAAAGGTGTTAGCCATCGGTTATCAACAAGCCAATTGTTAGTGGCTCCGCAGACAACGGACTCATACAGGCTTCCCAAACCTTTCGTAAATGGAGTGGCGGTCAGCCCTATGACTTTGACATCTTTGTTGTTGCGAATGAACTCGGATGTTTGCTTCCTTGCTATATGGCATTCGTCGATAATTACCAAATCGCCGACAGGGAAGTCGCCCCTTGATTCCAGTGTCTGAGCAGAGCAGACCTGTAAAGATGAACCTGGGCTGTACTTCCAATGGCCCGACTGATGCACGCCATGGCTGAGGCCGTACTTGGATAGCCTGTTACTAGTCTGGTCTACCAACACCAGCCTATCCAATACTATTGCCGCCCTCTTATAATTTGCGGCGGTAGCTTTCATTAAATATATTGCCACCTCCGTCTTTCCAAAACCTGTCGGGGCATACAACAACTGCGACCGCTTGCCATTCTTGAATCCATCTCTCAACGCATCAATGACTTTCATCTGATGCTCTCTAAGAACTAATTCCATACAAGCTCCTTCCGAGATCCCCTCGGTATGGGTTAGGCGACTAGCCTTCTAACTTCTTTATCTTTGCCTTCAACCTGCTGATCGTCTGCATCATTTCTGCGTTGCGGCTTTGAAACATATCCCGAGAGTCCCGCAATGCCTTGCTATCGATCTCCATGACCCGGATCTTCTCTCTCAATTCTTCGACTACGTCTTCAATATCCATCTTCTCGATATCGCTGGCATCCCATTGACCAATTGCAATCTTATCTTTGAGAACCTGGTTCTCTTGGGTAACGGTAAGAATTGTCTCGGCTAACTCAGCCAGATGCTCTTCGTCGCTGTCTTCTTTCTTCTCTGCTACGCGACCGAGG